AAGCAAGAAATCGTATAGGTCGAACTTGGCCCGCCCCTTGGCGGGATACTGACCGTGGTCGAGAATGATTTCGATTACTGATTCGAGTGCTAATTCCAATTCACGCTGCGTAGGCGCAGCGCGTAGATCTTCATCACCGTGTGCTTCCATGTTTTAGTGTCCTTTAGTTAAGTGGTGAAAAAATAATACCACACTTTTATTTTATGTGCTAAACTTTTTTACATAAATAAAGGACACCCAATGAAAATCGAAACAGTCACCATAACAACCATCGAGCTACAGCAGGCATTGCGCGACTATTGCTTGGCCAACGGTGGTGGGGTGCCGGATACGGTCATTATCCAGAGCTACAAGAAACAGATCGTGGTGAGCCTAGAGCCTTGGGGCATGGTTACCGCAGACGAATTCCACCATGTTGCTGGAACGTGACATTGAACGCTACCTTGTACGCCGCGCCGTCGAGCATGGTGGCATTGCATATAAGTGGGTGTCACCGGGCCATGTCGGTGTGGCTGACCGCATCGTGCTGCTGCCCGGCGGCGTGGTGTGGTTTGTGGAATTGAAGACCGCACGCGGTCGCTTGTCACCGTGGCAGAAGCTGTTTGCCGCCGACATGCGCCGCATGGGGATGAATTACATTGTGATTAGATCGAAGGAAGAAGTAGACCAATGGTTTTTAACAAGGAGTAAAAAATGCCTTTCATAGCTAAACATTCTTCCCATTCTGACTGGTGTCATATTTGCGGAAAGCGGTCTGCCACAAACGCCGATGTCTGGTATCCCCCAAACGCCGAACACGCAACGAAACAGGAGCATACCGCCCAACTTGGCGCAAATATTAAATACATCCGCGTCTGCGCTTCTTGCGCTGGGGCGATACAACATGCGGCGCTATGAATTACTACAACGAGTTTGATTTGTACGCCGCGCAATGGCTACGCAATCTGATAGACGCGGGGCATTTGCCCCAAGGTGAAGTAGATTCCAGGAGTATCAAGGATGTCAGCGCAAGTGATCTTAACGGATTTGTTCAATGTCATTTCTTCGCGGGACTCGGTGGCTGGAGCCACGCCCTGCGCCTTGCCGGATGGCCCGAGGACAGACCTGTTTGGACGGGCAGTTGCCCCTGCCAGCCCTTTAGCGCAGCCGGTGCAGGGGGGGGCGTTACCGACGAGCGTCATCTCTGGCCGGTCTGGTTCAACCTCATCCGCGAGTGCCGGCCTGACGTTATCTTTGGCGAGCAGGTTGAAGCAGCAATTAACCACGGATGGCTTGACCTTGTTCAATTTGACTTGGAGGGAGAAGGTTACGCCTGCGGGGCGGTTGGTCTACCGGCTGGCGGCGTCGGGGCGCCGCATATCAGACAACGACTCTGGTTCGTGGCCGACGCCCAACACGATGGTGGGTGGGCAAACAAGCAGGGGCGGCAAACGCAAGGGCGAACTGTTGATATGTGGGTTAATAGCGGGGTTGACCAATTGGGCGACTCCGACGACACGCGATCACAAGGACGGGGCGTGTCTAGCGCAAATAACGGGGGGGTGGTTCAAGTGAACAGTCTTCTCGGACGGCAAGTGCTATTAACGGATTCTGGCAAGCAGCAGATTGGCTCCCCTGCCGCGACGGAAAAGCCCGGCCAGTTGAACCCGGCACATTCCCGCTGGCTCATGGGGTATCCGGCAGAGTGGGACGCCTGCGCGCCTACGGCAATGCCATCGTCCCGCAAGTCGCGCAAGTCTTCATAGAGGCGTATCTTGAAACTTAGACCTTACCAAAACCTAGCCGCTGACTTCCTGTACGAGCGGGACAGGGCGATGATCCTGGCACCTGTTGGCGCGGGCAAGACCGCGATCACCCTGACCGCCATGCGCGACATGCTGGGCGCGGGCGAGGTGCAACGGTTTCTCGTTGTTGCGCCCAAGCGCGTGGCCGTCAACGTCTGGCCGGTGGAGGCCAAGCTGTGGGCGCCCACGCTGTCGTTGTCCGTGGTCATCGGCACACCGACGCAGCGGGTAAAGGCGCTACAGGCCAACGTGCAGGTGGTGGTCGCCACCTACGACAACCTGCAATGGCTGGCCGAGCAGCCGTTGCGCTTTGACGGTGTGGTGTTCGACGAGCTGACGCGCCTGAAGAACCCATCAGGCAAGCGGTTCAAGGCGTTGCTGAAGGTGCTGGGCGACATGCGGATTCGGTGGGGGTTGACCGGCAGCTTCACCAGCAACGGGCTGGAGGACGTATTCGGCCAGTGCAAGATCATCGACCAGTCGCTGTTGGGCCGGGCCAAGGGCGCGTTCCTGCAACAGTACTTCCACTGCATCAACCGTGACTTCGGCGACTGGACGCCCGCCGCCGGCGCGCTCGCGCAGGTCATGGAGCGCATCAAGCCGGCCACGTTCGTGTTGGACGCTGGCGAGTACAAGGACAAGCTGCCGCCGCTGCACACGGTGGTGATGCAGTGCAACATGGACATGGCTGACTACAAGGCCATGAAAAAGAACTTCATGTTACTGTTCCCCGACACCCAGGCCGTTGCGGCCAACGCGGGCGTGGTCACCAGCAAGCTACAACAGATGGCGTCGGGCTTCGTCTACGCCGAGGGCAAGGAAACGAAGTGGATGTCAGACCACAAGTTTGAGGTGCTGGACGACCTGCTGACCGAGAACCAGCACGCCAACACGATCATTGCCTACCAGTATCAGGCCGAGCTGGCCGAGCTACAGCGCCGTTACCCGCGCGCTGTGACGCTGGACGAGCCAAACGCCATCGACCGTTGGAACGCTGGCAAGATTGAGCTGCTGCTGGCGCACCCCAAGTCCGCCGGCCACGGTCTTAACCTGCAATTCGGTGGCTGTCACATGGTGTTCCTATCCTTGCCGTGGTCGTTGGAGCTATTCGAGCAGACCATCGGGCGGCTGCACCGCAGCGGCCAGACGCACGATGTGTGGGTTTACGTCCTGCTGACCAATGACACGGTAGACAAGAAGATTTACGACGCTCTGCACGACAAGAAGTCCCTATCACAACTGGCTATGGAAGCACTGAAATGAAACGAATCGACGCACTGAAGGGCAAGCTGAAGGCGGCGAAGGCCGAGTTAACCATCCGTTACCGGCAGTTCAACGCCGCGCAACGGGGGCTGATGCGGGTGTTGAAGAACATTGAAAACTTGGAGACGAAAATTGAAAAGACTAACCTGGCGTGAGTTGAACCATGTCCTTGCGTCCAAGACCGAGGACGAGGTGTTGCAGTTGCTGAACGATGAGCGCGTCAACCTGCGCCGTGTTGTGGTGCTTGAGCGGCTGCACCAGCGGTATAACACCTTGCGCGTGTCCCGAGAACGCGTGGAGCTACTCAACGGCAGGAGGATTGAAAAATGAGCAACAACGACAAAATTCTTAAGGCGCTGCGTGAAGCGCTAGACAGAGCAGAGCAGCATCCGGATTTTCCGGTAGCTCTAGGATTGCTTCAATTGAAGGCGTTTTTAGCAGAGAAAAGGGTAATAAATGGAAATTAAATTAACACCAGCAGTTATTGCTTGTCTCAAACGCGGTCTGAATTGCTGGCCCCAGCAGAACGATGCTGTCGGCCTTGAGATCAAGGAAATATTGAAGCAAGCGGAAAAAATAGCGGAGGATGTATGAACTACAAAAATATTGAAACCGTTAAACGTCTTGATTTTGACCGGCTTGATACGGTTGTCAGCGAGCGTATCGGGGCGCTGAGACAGTTAGCGCAGGGCATGACGGAGACTGATGTAAACGATGCAATCTGCCGCGACTTGATTCTGCCTTGCGTCTATGCGCTGGCGCAGTTCATTGAGTCAGTAGAGATTGAGGAGAAGAACACATGAACGACCGAATCCGCGAGCTTGCCACGGAAATATTGCGGCTGCGTGGCGAGCCAGCCAGAGATGACGAACACTTTGCTTTTGCTTTTGTTCGTCATCTTTTTCTCTCGCAAATGCAACGAGCAGAGAAAGCTGAGGCCGCGCTTGCCGAGGCGGTGGCAAAAGAGCGTGAACGGTGCGCAAGGGTGTGCGAAGAAATGGCAAATCGGTCTGCCCTCAGCACGTTATGCGCTGATGCAATCAGAAGGGGGTGAATGATGGAAAACCTGTTGAAAGACTTGTTGAAAGCAGTGGCAATCAGTTTGCTCGCGGTTCTTGGCGGGATGGCTTGGTCAGTGATTGAAATTCTTAGGAGATAAAATGAAATTCTTAGAATGGATTAGGTATCTGTATACCCCCGCGACTTGCGAGGAACTCATGGCGCGTGAGTTAGACGCGGCGAGGCGGGACTTGCTGATTGCTGAAACCGCTAAAGACTATGCCGAATCTATGGTGTTATACAACGACCAGAGAATCGAACGGCTGACGGAAGCACTCAAGGAGCGTTTGTGATGCGAATCGTCAGGCTGATGTCAACCGCGCCGGTCAGGAAGCGCAAGAGCGTATACAAAAAAGTTCTTACCGAGTCTCAGTGGAGGGCACGATACAGTGCGCTAGTGTGTTGGTATTTCAGAAAAGCAAAACAAGATAGCTATAAAAACTTTGCGGTATTTACAGTCCTATAAATTACCCTAACATTCCCTCGGCAGTTTTCTTGCTTTCTGCAACGCGGTTAAGCCAACCTCGGCCAAAAGTCGGAAAGTTCGCCAGACCTCGGTAAAAATTTTCTTTAGCGTTTGTAAAATTGGTAATAAAATCTTCTGCATTTGCATCCTGTATAGCTTTTATAGTTACGGGGCCGATGACACCATCGGCAGTTATGTTTAATGCACGTTGAATAGTTTTAATACTGCGGAAAGCACCAGCATTAACAGAAAAATCAAAGGCAAGATAATCAACCCCAGCAGGCAGATCGTCGCAATGGCAAACATTCCAATATTGCTTGCGGTAGAGCGGAGCCACCATTTCTTTCGTGAGCTGTCGCATTGCCTGCTCGTCAACTGAGTGTCCGACATAATCCTCCCACACGCGTTGTGTAACGCCGAGATTCGTCCTGCCGCCGGGGTCTAAAGCGTGGTGGATGTATCCTCCTTCGTGCTGCAACACCAGCGCGAGCGAACGCTCAAAGTTATTTTTCAGGACGCACCCCCCCGCCGATACCCAGCGCCGCTGCCAGCCCTTGAATCAGTAATTGATACTGCGGCGGCGCAATTGCAGACGCAACCATCATTACAACCCCCAACCCAGCGAGCGTAGATGCCTCGCCAAACCTTGCTTTTAACCAGCCCATTAGAAATTCCCTCCTACAGGATTTAAGACACCAACCGGCGCGTCAGTAATGATCTTTGCACCGGGCTTGATATGCCCATTAGTAGCCGGTGATTCGTTTATCGGGCCGTAGCAGGATGCCAATGTAACCCCGTTGGTTTTCTTCGCTTGCTTATCGCAAAGGAATGACCACTGGTTGCTCATGCCAGAATCTTTGCTGAGGATGAATGATCGACTCACCAGCGGCGCAACTGCCCAGCTAGGCGCTTGTGGCGCTTCGCTAACAGTACTAAACAAGCTCCACACTTTACCGGCAGGCGCATCGCACGAGTTATTCATCAGCGCACCGTTGGCTACGCTACGGCCTGTCAGGACGGGACAGACTGCCATGCCCTCTTGAAACACTTTACCTTTGACCGTTATTGTCTTGCCCGTAGGCGTGGAGCCACTGGCGGCGCACAGTGCATACTCACCGTTGCATATCATCAGGTCAGCAGCAGACACGCTTACCGGCAGCAGAGCAAGGAGGAGCAGCTTTTTCATTGTCAGCCTTTCAATGCAATGTGAAGAAGTAAGGCAATGATGAATCCGGCAACAGTGATACCGATATGCTCGATGCGCTTCAGCCTGGCACTGATAGTGTCGTAGCGCAGCTCGCACACGGCTTCGTGCGAGGTCAAGCGAACGTCTAGCTCGTTGGTGGTTGCCATTAAGGTGCCGCCAGTCTGTTTTGGTTTTCTTGCGGTGCTAGTCGGTTAACCGCGCCCTGCCTAACGCCCGTTGTTAGCAGAGGACTCCATGTTGCGCTATCAGTCATAATTTTAAGCACTTTTCCCCGTTCGGCGGCGGGTACCATAGCCAACATTTCGTTAGCACTTGCACCGGAACGCATACCTTTTTCCAATGCATCCATAGCGGCGCGGTTTATCTTGCCTTCAAATTCTTTCATGCCCTGCCGCGCAACGGCAATTTTGGTGCTAAGTGACGGCGGAAAATTTAATTTTAGCGTGTTGCGTTCTATAATTTTGGCTAATTCCGCGCCGCCTTCCCCCCCGCGTTTAGCCAAATTAAGGTCTCTTGCGGTTTGTTCGGCTATCCGCATGTATTCCAACGCGGGACTTTTAGGCCGTTGCCCGCCCATAAGTTGCACAAAATTAACTTTGCCGGGGCCAAAAACATCTTCTACTATACCCAGCGCCTTGTCGTTGCTACCTTTAACCAAGTCTATGAACCCTTGCTTGTCGCCGGACTTGTATAGCTGTCGTGCTACATCAGCCATTCGTTTTTGTTCGACACCTTGCATACCTTGCTCAAAAGTTTTTAGGTATGCTTTCCAGCCCGCGCCACCCGCGGCTTCTATAGCGTCATCAATCAACGGGCGCACTTCGGTCATAACCGCTTGAGCAAAAGCGCGGCGTTGGTCTGGTGTGGCGGTAGGGTGCAAATCTTGAATAACGCCAGCAATACCATTTTTGCGTATGGCGTACAGTGCTTCAGGCGTAATAACGCCAAACTTGTTAGTCCAATCGCCCAACATGTCTGTAACCCGTTTTAGCGCGGGCGCAAGATTGGCGTTTAGCGCAATGCTTGGGTCAGTAAGTTTAGACTTTATAGACGCTATAATGCTGTCCGGTTTAAGCGGTTTCAGTCCTTGTGCTTCCAAGTCAGCTATTGCTGTTTTGGCGTTGCGTGCAATAGCACCCAGTTTCAATGATTCTTCAGCCGCCGTGGTAGCCGCGCCTTCAGCCCGCACGGCTAACTGGCCGGGGTATGTAGATGCTTGCGGTTGTCTTGGTATGCCTAACAAACGCACATCGCCACCGCGTATAAATTTTCCTGCTGCGTCAACATCTGCCATGGCGCTAGGCGCCCAAGTACGCGCCCAATCATCGGCGGGTTCAATCAAACCCGTAAACCGACGCACATCGGCAACCGCGCTTGCAGCCCCGGCTTCGCCTTTAGCGGCTACTTGTTGCAAGAAAGGCACTGCTTTGCCCGCCACGCCGGCGCGTTCAAGCGGCGCCTCACGCATAGGCGTGGTAAGGGTATTAAGTGAGGCCTTAGTCTGATCCCGCGCTATATTTGATTCCAGCGCGGTGGGGCCGCCAGCTAACCTATCTAGCGTTGCTTCATTGTTAGCGATTTTGGCGTTAATTTTTTTAGTAAACACACCGCCCGTGTTTTGTTTACGAGTCAATGCGTCCAACGCGGCCCACGCGGTATTATTAACGCCCGCCGCAGCTTGCCCTGCGGTAAGGCTCGGGTCGGCAATAGCGCTAGCTGCGCGAATAGCTGCAACGTCACCCGCCGCTACTTGCCTAGCTATTTCGGCGGCTTTTACCGGGCCTAATTTTCCCGTTATAGCGTCCCAAAGAAAACCTGATTTCTTCGCCAATTCCGATACAAGACCCGCGCCCACGGTAGGCACTAACGCGCCTACAACGGAGCCGGTACCCGTTTCTGATGGGTTGATTGCTAATGCGCCCGCCCCACCGGCTACCGCGCCACCCGCAGCGCGAGTGCCTAAAGTAGTGGCCTTTTCAAGAATAGTAGCCGCAGGCAGACCTGCCGCTATACGTTCGGTGGCGGTTAAGGACTTGGGTATAAACCCGCCAGCGCTGATAGACGCGGCTAACGGCGCGGCGGATGGCGCAACTGCTTTTAACCCCATACCGATTACCGGCCCCAAACCCGCAGTGCCTGCAACGTTACTGAAAAGGCGACCCCCACCATAAGATAGCGAATTAACATCCGCGCCCTGACCGGCTAAAGCGTTGGTAATTTCTTGCCGTCGGTCACCCAAACGGCCAGGAACGAATGGAATGTCGTACCCGCGTTGTCGAGCGGCAAAATCAAAAGGCGCCATCAACGTGGCGCCAATATCCGTTGCACCCATCAACGCGCCCGACCCAATGTTGCCCATTACATCAAACGCTTTACGTGTAAAACTGCGTTCTTTTTCGGGGGCTTTACCTGACCCCGCTATCATTGCTAACGTGGCGTCGGATAGCGACGACATATCGCCAGCTACAATAGCTTTTAATTCCGCGTCAGAT